TTTACATATCCGTTCTTAGATAGTAATGCGTCTTTAAACCATACATAGAATACTTTAAACCCTTCGTTCTTTTCCATAACGACATGGTTTACATAATCTGTTTCTTGGTCTGCTGCTTCTTGGTCTTCAGGACCTTTAGGGTCAAACTGAACAACCTTATCACCGGCTACAAAGACTTTAAGTAATTGTGGTAATGCTGACTCAATCGTGTCTTGTACATCATAAGATACAACTTGTGAACGACCTTCTTCTTCGTTACCGAATGGTTGTCCTAGGTAATAGTCAATCGCTGTTGCTCTATCATCCGACAATGCACTATCATTTACACCATAGGCAATATTTTCTTGTTGCTCTATCTGTGCAATGATTTCCATATCTTGTATCTTCATTAAACAATCCCTCTATTTGTATATTGTATCTTCTCTTTAGACCATGACTCGTTCTTCATAGCTTCTATAGAGGTACATAAATATCTGAATGCGTCTGCTCCATGAGAATACTCATCATGCAATGGCGCACCAGGTTCGTTGGTTGCAGAGTTTATACTTCTGCGATAATTCTTTAAACATTCAACAAGTCTTTGTGCTGACTTATCAAAGTATATACGGTGGAAGTTCATACGTGCTAACTTAATACCAGACTCTATGTCTGCTTTAGGCACGATACGTATATCCCATCCTAACTTCTTCATAATATCTTCTGCTGATATACCATGCTTAAAGTCTTTAGACTGTCCGTCATGTGGTAAGAACATTGTACCCCAGTTATAGGATAAGTTCTTTAGTTGTGCAGAATAACTATCTAGTGTTCTGTGGTCATCTTCTATATAACCAATGATGCGTAAGTCTGATATACCTTTTTGGCATAGGATAACTGACATAGAGTCGTTCCATCCTAAGTCCATAACTACATGAACCTTCATCATAGGGTCATAAGGTACAGTTGTTATACGACCACCTTCTTGTGCTTCACGTATCTCGTTAGAGTATATAGCACCATCTACAGCAGCCTTACAATCACCTTCCCATATGTTTGCATAGTCAGGGTTAGTCTTCTCACTATGTTGACGTTCTATCTCTAATACTTCAGGAAACCAAGGATTATCAGTATAGTTTACTTTAACTACCTTAGCGTTTTCTGGTGGATTAACCACGAACCTTGTATATGTATCGTCTGTATCTATGTTAGGGTTAAATGATACCCATATCTCTGAATTAGGTTTACGTATCGTAGGTATTAATATATCCCATGACTTCTTACTAACCGTCTGAGCTTCTTCTACCCAGACGATATCACATCCTTCAAAAGACTTAATAGACTCAACAGTATTAGTAGCAAGACCAGTAAAACTAAAACTTGAACCGCTACGACTACGAATTTCTGTTTCCAAGACCTCGTACAATGGACCAAGCCCAAGTGCCTGTATTTGGTCGTTAAGTAAAGTGTGAACAGATTGTTTAATAGACCTTTGAATTTCTCTAGCACACAGTATCCTTAATGGCTTATTGCTTGCCTGTAATAGTAAAGCTCTAGCCATAGACCATGACTTGCCACTTCCACGACCACCATAAGCTACCTTGTATCTATGTGGGTCAAATAAGAATTGTAGCTTCTTAGGAAAGTCAGCTAAGGGTTCAGTCTGGTTTATTATCTGGTTCAACAAACCTGAGTCCTATGCTTATAGGTAAATCTGAGCCATCTAATCCAGTCAACTCTGTAGTTGCTATAGCTTTACCATCTAATCTATCGCCTACTTCTTTAATAGCACCTAAATCACCTTCTGCTGCTTTTTCGTATAACTTCTCTGCCATAGCATGAAGTCTTTTGTAGTCTTCTTGTATAGCATATTTTTTAATTATATTTCCCCATATCCTATTGTTTTTACTAGAATTGGTATGCCCCTCTGGCGCTCCTGCACCTTTTGGGTTTTTATCTGTTTTATCTGCCATGATATTGCAACTCCCTTAGGTTGGTTGCCCTCTATTGTTATTTCAGTAAACCTTTTTTAGTTTCTAACATTTTAACTACTGTAGGGTCAAATAATACATAATTGCTCGTTCCTGCTCCGGTAGTATCCATATACTTTACACCTTGCGGATTAGTTCTTAATGCTTTCTCTTCTGTATATTTAACGCCTGGTATACCTTTGCTTTGCAAAAGACCAGTTAATTCATCTTCGCTTTTAAATTTATTTTTAAGTAATTTATACAAGTTACTACCAGTTAATGTATTCCATATCGTACTATTTTCTGGTAATTGATTTAACTTATTCCTTTGTAGCAACTTAACTTCTTTAGCTAATGGTTTTGCATATTCAAATGCTAATCTTTGTATTTCTGTAGTTTGTTCTCCCAATGGCTTATCCCATTGCAACATATTGGGGATAATTTCATCTGGTATATCTACTTTATATAAATTACTTGTGCCTAAATTTTTAACATCTGACTTTTTATTTACAGATGATAAAGCATTTTTAACACTTTGAGAAAATTCTACTCGGTCAGGTGTTGGGTTTTGTGCCCATTCATCAGCAAATTTTTTAGCTTTTGATACGCCTAATTCATCTACTAATTGTGCAGCTTTATATTCTGGACTTCCAAATGCAACGTCTTTACCCAATAACATTCTGCTTGGTGATGGGTTTGCACCACTTGGATTTATTTTTGCGTATTCTTTTGCTACTGCTGGACTTTCTGCAAAATATGTTCCTTTGCCAAATAATTGCTGACCTACTCCACTTCCAACTTTTGTTGGGTCAAACTGTTCAAACAAATATGGGCTACCATGATATGCAGTAGCACCTAATAATCCCATAATAGGGTTTATATTAGCACCTAGAGCTAATTGCTCTTCAGGTGTCATCTTACTAGGGTCAGGTATAGAGTTTAAGAAAGACTGAACATTGCCTCGCATAAAACGATACAATGGTGGCTCTGTTACTTGACCATTCTTGGTGTATTCAAGTAAACCTGCCATGTTATAACTCGCTTTCTTGTCCGTTTCCTTTTAGAGGATATATCATTCTTTGGTATGTATCCCACCATTCTTGGCTATAGTCTGTATTCTGATAGTCTTTAAAGCATGGTGTGCCTAATGTATGATGCACTAACTTAGCATCTGGGTTGTATTCGTATTCTGTCTCTAGCCAGTTCCATGTTTCGTCTAGCTTACCTACTTGTTCTTCAGGATATTTAAGCCATTCAAATCTGTGCAGGTATTTACCTGTTTGTTCTTGTATAAATTTAGGAGTTAATTTCTTGTTCAACCAATGCGAGCAGTTCCATAGCATTACTGAAGACCAGTTCTTTTTAGGGTAATCTTCATTGGTAGAACCTAAATATTTAACAGGATGCTTTGTTTTATAACTGTGCTTAACGACTTTGACTGCTTCGTCTGTATCAAAGTTAGCTAGTATCTCTGCTATATCTGTTCTGCATATCATATCGCCATCTACGAATAGTGCGATACCTTTAAAGTTATTTAGATATGGCACTAGAAAGCGTGAGTAGATAAATGCGTTACTACCGTCTGTATGTGTTTCTTTGTAGTCTTTTAAAGTGTTTAGTGCTAATGGTGTAAAACTTACCGGTATAGATGACTTCTCTATAACTGACTGGCAAAAGTTGTGATAAGCAATTGGTTCTACCTTGCCATCATATCCTACATATATATCTAGTTTTACCACTTTACTTTGTTTGCCCAAAAAGCGGCACTCATTTTTCCTTTAGCAATGTTCTTAGCGTGTCTTGCTTTAAATGACTTTGCTCTATCTGTATTTGTTTTATCGCCACTTACGCCTTTTTGTCCAAAGCGTATGAGTTTTTCTGTGTCACCATCTTTAGCTAATACTGCATGTGACTTAGTAGGATGATTAGGCGTTCTCTTAGGTTTATTATAACCTGAAAATGTTTCCTTACCCTTCTTAATCATTTCTTTTTCTTAGCTGTCTTTGCTGCTTGTTTAAATGCCATAGCTGTAGGTGCGCCTTTAGAACCTACCTTACGCATCTTCTCACCAGAGCCAGCCTTGATTCTAGCTTTCTTGGCTAAAATATTTGCATAGAGACCTGGCTTATTTGCCACGTTTAGCTGCCTTTTTCATAGGCTTAGCTGTCATAGCTTTACCTGTTTTCTTTGCGTATGATTTAGCTTCTTTCTTACCTTTTTCGGTGTAAGCAAATTTCATTTTTCCGACCATTGGCATAATTATTTACCTTTCTTTTTAGATAGACCAGCTTCGCTAAGTGCGATTGCCAATCCTTGAGCTTTAGATTTTACTACTGGACCTTTTTTAGAACCACTATGCAACTTACCTGCTTTAAACTCTTTCATCACTTTGCTGATTTTTTTTGATGCTTTCGTCTTTGCTTTCATTATCTTTCCTTAACTTAATAAATCGGTGGTCATATCTGCAATCATTACATAGGCTATACTCGGTGAAGTCAAAAGGTTCACCGCATTGTTCGCAAATAGATAGTTTCATAAAAAGAAAAAGCCCAACCACGGAGAGAGTGCAGTCAGGCTTTTGTGGGATTACGTTATTAGTAGGCAGGAGTTGCCCATATAGGCGCTATTATAGCACGAAACAGTATTTCTGTTCAACAACATTATGCGTTTATTCGTCTTTCTGCTATTGTCAGCAAGTTATCGTATGCCATGTCCAATTGCCAGAAAAAGGCTAAAGGTGGCTTAGCTCCCAAGTATTTAGCATAAATAGCGTCTTGTTGTCCTTGTTCTAAGCTATGCACGATAGCGTGTATAGTTCTAATATTACTCATGTCCTGAGCTGAACACATCTCTTCAAACGCTTCTGAAGTTGACTCGCCTCCTGAAGACATGCCTATGCTTTTAGATGGATAACCTAGCTTGTGATTATCCGACTTCATCCACAAAGCCCAATCCTCTAGGATGGACAATAAGCGTTCCATACTAATCATATTGTGTTAGCGTATAAGCTACGCTTTGCCCAAATGTTTCTTGTGTAGTTCTTTGCTGAAGGTTATGTTTAGCATCATCTGCGTTGTGACTGATAACACCTTTTATTTGGTCTTCTGTGAAGTTTGCTGTGTGTCCAAATATACCTTGTAGTGGATGTGGTTGTGGAATGTAATAGTGCATGAGTCTATTATCTTTATCTTTGAATGCGTGTATATGACCCTCCATCTTCATGGTCACAAGCAAGTTTTTAATAGTATTATAATTGCCATCTACATGTGCTGCTATATCTTTTAT